GTACGGCCCTTTCCCTGTGGATAGCACTAATACCGGAGGCGGTGGTACAGGACCCGGAGGCGGTATGGCAGAGGGTGGTCCTGTTGTTCGTAATGTCGGAGAAGCCGAAGGCATTGCAGGGTTGTTTGAAAACATGATGGGTCCCGGTAGAGTAGATGAAACAGAAAGAGTATATGAATACCCCGGAGGTACGATGACTGAGCGCGTATCCCGTGGTTCCTTTAATTTGAGGACAGGCTAATGGCAAATGGTGATAGACCCCCGGTTTCGTTGATAGACCGAGGTGCAACGGGACTAAACGACGAAGACCTAGAAGCCGTTGAAGTTGAGTCGATTGTAAATAATTTAGAATCTGAAGCTTTGCCTGAAGGCATTGAGATCATTACGGAAGACGATGGTGGCGTAACGTTGGACTTTGACCCGATGGTCAATCGGGAAAGAGAGGACGACTTTTACGCTAACTTGGCTGAATTCATGGATGATCGTGAATTAGGCAGCGTAGCCAACGATCTGATGGAACAGTATCAGGCTAATAAGTCTTCTCGTCACGACTGGGAAGAGGCTTATTCCAAGGGTTTAGAGCTGTTAGGTTTCAGTTACGAAGAAAGAACGCAGCCTTTTCGCGGAGCTACCGGGGTAACACACCCTCTTTTAGCTGAAGCAGCGGTTCAATTCCAAGCCCAAGCTTTCAACGAGCTACTGCCTGCAGACGGCCCTGTTAGAACTACGGTTATGGGAAGTCAAACCCACGCAAAAGAAGAGCAGGCGCAGCGGGTCCGGGACTTTATGAACTACTACATCACTAATGTGATGGAAGAATACACGCCAGAATTCGACCAAATGCTGTTTTATTTACCTTTGGCGGGTTCTACTTTCAAAAAAGTGTACTTTGATGATGCTTTAGGGCGTCCAGTAAGCAAATTTGTGCCTGCTGAAAACTTGGTTGTGCCGTATGACGCCAATGATCTGGAAACCTGCCCGAATATTACCAACGTTGTGCGTATGTCACTTAATGATTTGCGAAAACAACAGGTAGCAGGGTTCTATCGGGACATACCGGTGCTTCCTTCACAGGCTCATTCAGACAGTTTGACCGATGAAGAGGACTATTTAAGCGGGATTCAGCCGTCAAACATTGAATATGACTGCACTTTACTGGAGTGTCATGTCGATTTAGACCTTCCGGGGTACGAAGACAAGGACGAAAGCGATGAAGAGACCGGAATCAAGGTCCCCTACATCGTAACAATCAGTGAAGATAACGGTCAGGTGTTGTCTATCCGCCGTAATTACGGTGAAGATGACCCGTTAAAGGCTAAAACGCAGTATTTTGTCCACTATAAGTTCCTTCCGGGCTTCGGATTTTATGGAATGGGCTTAATTCACACCATTGGTGGCCTTTCTAGGACTGCAACTGCTGCATTAAGGCAATTAATTGATGCTGGAACCCTTTCTAACCTCCCAGCGGGCTTTAAAGCCCGTGGGCTGCGTATTCGGGACGATGATGACCCTCTACAGCCCGGAGAATTCAGGGACGTAGACGCCCCCGGAGGAGCTATCAGGGACAGTTTACTGCCTTTACCTTTCAAAGGGCCGGATAGCACGTTATTTCAGCTTTTAGGCTTTGTTGTAGACGCTGGACGGCGTTTTGCCACTATAACTGACATGAAAGTGGGTGATGGCAACCAGCAGGCTGCTGTCGGTACTACTTTAGCTATGCTTGAACAGGGAACTCGCGTAATGAGTGCGGTTCATAAGCGTATGCACTACGCCATGAGGGTAGAATTTAAGATTTTAGCCCGAGTAATGGCCGAAAGCCTGCCTCCTGTATACCCTTATTCGGTTGCGGGAGCAGATCAACAGGTAAAAGCGCAGGACTTTGATGATCGCGTAGACGTTTTACCTGTATCCAATCCTAACATTTTCTCTCAAAGCCAACGTATTACACTGGCTCAGACAGAACTCCAGCTTGCTATGCAGGCCCCCGAGCTGCACAACATGCCAGAAGTCTACCGTCGTGTGTACGATGCGATGGGGGTACGGGATATTGATAAGATCCTGATTTCGGAAACGCCAGACGATATCCTTCCAAAAGATCCTTCCATGGAAAATATGGATGTCTTGGAAAATGGCGCACTTCGAGCTTTCAAAGGACAAAACCACCAAGCACACATGATGACGCACTTGTTGTTTATGACGGGTGGGGTAGCCGCGCAAAACCCACAGATTCAACTGAAACTAACCAAGCATTTGACAGAACATGTGCGGTTGCAGGCGGAGGAACAGGCTGAGCAAATGTATGCACAGCAAAACCCCAACGCGGGTCAACAGGATTTGTCTCAAGATTTGCAGTTCCAAGCACTGGTTGCCCAGATGGAAGCACAAGGAACGCAGCAGTTGCGTGACATGGGAATGCAGGTAGCTGGCGCACAACAGGGCGAACAGCAACAACCTGATCCGTTAATCGCTTTGAAACAACAAGAGCTTCAGATCAAGCAAGCACAGGTCCAAGGCGATCTTCAAAAGGATCAAGCAGAGCTTGCTATGGATCAACAGCGTATGCAGAATAAAGCTTCTGAGTTCCAGCAGCGGTTGGCTAGTCAGGAACGCATGACTGATGCCAAGATTGATGCGGCACGGGAAAGAGAAATTTTACGACAAAGAGGTAAGCAATGAGCGCAGTTAAAATACACGGGGCACCAATAAAGGAACCACCTAAACCTGTAGCTAAAGCTATTATACAGGGACAAGGCAGTATTCCTTATCCTACGCCTAAAGAAGAAAAAACCCCTAACGTTAGCGAAGGCAAGATTTTTCGTGGTAAAAAACGAGGAATGGGTGCGGCAGAAAGAGGTAGTCGCTACATAAGCTGCTAATGTTTAACCTCTAGCATCGAATCAAATGAATGAAAGGCACAATACTAGCTTTCATGTTGATTACGGTTATAGAGGGCAATGTAGCGCAGGGTTCAGATCAAATGCTGTTTCGGGACATACATCGTTGCCAACAGTTTGCTTACTGGATAGAGCATAATTGCCGAGATGTTCGTTGTAGAGGCGGCATCAAGCAACACAACATAACAGCATACTGTAAACCCGTTATAACAGCCTCTAACCAAAAATTCTGGGATTAAACATGAGCGTATATAGCGGTTTATTTTACATTCACGAAGAAAAACGGTTTGCTCGGTGGGAAGAGTACATCGAGTTTTATCGTCAACAACGGTTAAAAGATAATGGCTAAAAAGTTACAACACGATTCAGTGTGGGCTAAATATGACATCGACAACGATGGCACCGTTAGTGATGAGGAGCTTGAACGCGCCACTCAAATGCTTGAGCTTGATTTACGAGAAGAAAAGCAAGACTCTCAGCGTCGAATAGCTTGGGTCGCTATGTCTTCTATGGTGTTATATTCATTATTGCCTTTACTACCGTTCGTTCCAGAAGCTCGTCTATCAACCTTGTCTTCACTGAGTGATATGCTGTTCCTTAGTCAAGCCAGCATAATAGGTCTTTACTTCGGCGCAACGGCCTATATGTCGCGTAAACCGTAGAGGTTTACCATGATTATAGAATCAGTCGCCGCCGCCGGTGCAATCCTTAGCACCATCAGCACCGCTATTAACAAACTGAACGAGGTTGGAGATGGGGCCAGCAAAGCTGTTGAACTCATGCAAGGGTTTTCTGACGCTCTTGATGCTTTTGAGCGGGATAAAAAAGACTCTGTTATTAACAACCTTAGCTCACAGGAGCTTTTAAAATTGGAGTCAATCAAACACAGAAGAGATCAATGGGAAAAGTCGCTGCATGATATGCTCGTGATACATGATCCTGCTTTATTGCAACGATGGGATGAAGCAAAAGCCCGTCAAAAAGCTGCTCATAAACGACAGATGGAAGCGATCAAGGCGAGAGCTGCTGCCAGAAAGAAGATGATTAGGCAAATATGGCTTATAATGGGGGTGACCGCAATCGGCCTATTATGTGCGTTTATTCTAATCGGAGGGATCATACTGATCTTCAAATAATGGAAATTAGATCAACAACTCCACCGGCTCAACCCTCTTGGCGACAAGCAGCAGAAGAGCGATATGAAAAGTTGATGGAATCGACTCAAAGAGAGAATAGACGGCGTGTTTCCGGCAATGCTGAATTGATGCTCTATATTGCAAAAAGTGGTAAGGTTCAGGTCGAAGACAGCAGAACTAGGCCGAACAACATTAACTTCTTGGTGTAACTATGGGGTTTAAACTAAGTGTTGGATTAGGTATTGCCCTTGTTCTTCTAGCCGGGTCTTTTAAAATGTACTATGACAAGTCACAGGCTGAGATTGATGCGTTTCAGATAAGGCTTGAACAATCAATTCAGAACCAAAAGCTGCTTGAAAGCACCATTGAAGAACAAAACGACAACCTAAAACAAACTATTAAAAACCATGATCTTATGCTTGCTCAAGTAGAACGGTTACAAAAAGAAAACATAGAAGCGCAAAATGAGGTCACAGATATCAGAAAAAAGTTTTCGCGGCACTCACTCGATGTGCTGTCAGTCAGGAAGCCTAAGCTTATTGAAAACATAATAAACAGAGGCACAAAACAGGTGTTAAATGACCTTAAAACAATCACTAACCCGTATCAATTTGATGAAACTAAGCCTGCTATTAATACTTCTGCTGGTTAGCGGATGCTCTATGTTCGGGCCAAGTCGGGATATTCCTGAAGTTGCCCCTGTAGAAGTAGTAACAGTTGTTAAAAAAGCACCTACGTATCACCCCCCACTGCCTAATGAAATAGATCCTGTGCCAGTAGAATGGACAGTATTGAACCCGGAACTTATGCAAACTTATCTTGATGATTTAAACGAAGGCAATGCGCCCACAAATGTCTGGTATGCACTTACAACTAAGGGTTACGAGAATCTCTCAACCAATATGGCAGAAGTAAAAAGGTATTTGCGACAGGTACTTAGTATCTTAAAATACTACAAAGAACTGGACGAAGAGGAGCCTGAAACTAATGAGTGAAGAGTTAAGAAAAATGCTCAAACGGCATGAAGGTGTTAAGAACTTTGTGTACCTATGTAGCGAAGGGTACGAGACAATAGGCGTAGGCCGCAATATCGCAGACTCTGGGTTAGGTCTTTCTGATGATGAAGTAGACTACCTGCTAGATAACGATATCAAACGTGTAAAAGACGAACTTAATGACGAGTATTATTGGTTTGGTGGGCTTAGTGAAGTAAGGCAACACGCTATGATAGACATCTCGTTTAATCTAGGTCAAACTCGATTAC